AGTCGTGGCGGAAAAGATTGACGACGGTTACAGCGGGGTTCTCTTTGACCGCCCGGCATTCCAGGAAATGATGCGGATGATCGAGCAGGGCGAGGCCAACTGTGTGATCGTCAAGGACCTCTCCCGCCTGGGGCGTGAGTACATAGAGACCGGACGCTATATGCGCCGGGTATTTCCGGCCTACGGCGTCCGCTTTATCGCCATCAACGATAACGTGGACACAGAGAATGACGCTGCCGACGATCTGACGGTTTCGGTAAAAAACATTATGAACGAGGCATACAGCCGGGACATTTCCGTCAAGACCCGGAGCGCCCTGGATGTGAAACGGCGCAGCGGTGATTTTGTGGGTGCGTTTCCCATCTACGGATATATAAAAGCCGGTGATAAGCACAAGAGCCTGGAAATTGACGAATACGCCGCTAACGTGGTGCGGGATATTTTCAGAAAGCGGCTGGAGGGGTTCAGCGCTTCCCATATTGCGGACGAGCTGAACCGCATGGGCATTCTCTCACCGCTGGCTTATAAGCGCAACAATGGGATGCCCCACGCCAAAGGCGGCTATACGGACCGTAAAGATTGTAAATGGTCTGCCACAACGATCATCCGCATTTTGCAGGATGAAACCTATACCGGAACGCTGGTGCAGGGAAAACAGACCACGCCCCACTTCAAGCTGAAAGAGCGTGAGGACAGGCCTTCCTCTGAATGGGTCCGTGTGGAGGGCGCCCATGAGGCGATCATCCAGAAACATGATTTTGACCTAGTGCAGCGCCTCCGCAGGATTGATACCCGGACATCTCCAAAATCGGATAAAGTCTACCTGTTCTCCGGCATTTTGATCTGTGGCTGCTGCGGCTGCCGTATGACGCGCAAGACCAACCGCTATAAGGATAAGGAATACCACTATTATTATTGTCCTACCGGCAAAAAGAACGGGTGTAAATCTTCCGTCATGGTGAAAGAGTCCGACCTGATCGAGTGCGTGCAGGGCAGCCTGAAAGGGCATATTGAAAATGTGGCTTCCCTGGATGCGCTGCTGTCCAGTATCAGCCAGGAGCGGATCAACCGGGAACTGGCCCAGGAATACGCCGGGCAGATCAAAGCAAATGAGAAACGTATGGCGCAGGTTGAGGGTTTCAAGGCAAAACTCTATGAAAACCTGGTGAGCGGGATTCTCACCAAAGAAGAATTCCTCTCCTATAAGCGGAAATACAATGCGGATATTGAACTGCTGCAGAAAGCGGTTGCCGAGTGGAACGAAAAGCTGACGGACGTACTGGAGAACCGCAGCGAGCGGAACCGCTGGATCAACCACTTTATGCAATTCTCCACGATGGAGGAAATTGACCGGAGGGCGGTCATGCAGCTTATCCGCAGCATACGGGTAATGGGGAAAGACGAGCTGCACATTGAATTTAATTACCAGGATGAATACCAGAAAGCGGTTTCCCTGGCGGAACAGATTGCCGTACAGGGCAAAGAAAGGAAGGTGGGCTAAATGGCAAGAAAGAGCAGGAAACAGAGGTTGGCTCCCATGCCGGCCCCGTCCTTATATGTGCATGTGGCGCTCTATATCCGTCTTTCTGTGGAGGATAATAAAAAGCGGGGCTGCTCCGTAGAAAACCAAAAGCTGGTGCTGAATGATTTCCTTGCGGACAAACCGGATTTCGTTGTCTATGATACCTATATCGACAATGGGGCGACGGGCACGAACTTCCACCGCCCCGGTTTCCAACAGATGCTTTCCGATATTGAGGCGGGCCATATTGACTGTGTGATTGTCAAGGACCTCTCCCGGTTGGGGCGGAATTCCATTGATACCGGTTATTATATCGAACAGTATTTCCATACCCACAACGTCCGTTTTATTGCGGTCACGGACCAGTTTGACACGGCAGACCCCGGCAGCCTCCACAGCGGCATTATGCTTCCCCTGAAAAATATGATAAACGAGGCTTACGCGCTGGACATTGGCAGGAAGATCAAGGCCCAGGCAAGGCAGGCCATGAAAGACGGCGATTACATCGGCGCACGGGCGCCCTACGGCTACCGCAAAGACCCGGACAACTGCCATAAACTGCTGATCGATGAAGATACCGCCCCTGTCGTAAGGCAGATTTTTGAGTGGGCGCATGAGCATGTGGCGCTGAACCGTATCGTCCGCAACCTGAATGAAATGGGGATCACGGCGCCCAGCCATTACAAAAAATCCACCGGAGAGATCACCAGCCCCGGCTTGATCGGGAGCGGGAAATGGCAGACACGCACCGTAATGAAGATTCTGGAAAGCGAGGTCTACACCGGCGATCTGGTGCAGGGAAAGACAAAGATTGTGGACCATCAGCAGGTTAAGGCCGGGGAGGACAACCTGATTATTGCAAAACATACCCATGAGCCGATCATCAGTTATGAACTCTTTACAGCGGTGCAGGAATACCGGAAACAAATCTGCGAGGAAAGCCGGGCGGTCCCAAAGCGGCCCTACACCCCAAACATTTTCAAGGGGAAGGTGTTCTGTGCCGACTGCGGCAGGAGCCTCCACCGGCAGCGCGCCGAGCGCAAGAAAGGGCCGGATGTTTACTGGTTCCACTGCCTCACCAACAGCCGTGTGGCAAAGGATAGCTGTAAAGGCGTGATGATGCAGGAAACGGAGCTTATCGCCACGGTCACAGCTATTCTGGAAAAAGAGCTGTCTGTTGCCCTGGGAATGTCCCTCCCCCTCTTTCAGCTGGAGGCAAAACAGAAAAAGGACAAAGACAGGCTGAAAACCCAGATGTCGGCCAGGCGGCAGGAAACCGAAAAGAAACGCCGGCTGATCCGCGGACTGTATGAGAACTTCGTCCAGGGTATCTTAACAAACGAGGAATACTTTGAGCTGAAAGCGGATTATGAGGAATCCATCCGTACACTGTCCGGCGAGATTGAGGCGCTTGAAAAAGATATGGACGCCCTGGACAGCCGGCTTGTGCGCTACCGGGCAATGGAAAAGGATGCGAAATCGCTGACACAAGACCATGCGCTTACGGCAGAACTGATTGACCGGCTGATTGAGCGGATCGAAATCGACCATGAGCGGAATATCCATGTAACTTTCCGCTTCAAGAGTGAATTCCAGGGAAAGGCGGTGGAACCATGCACAAAAAATATGTGATCGCCCTTTATATCCGTCTGTCCGTGGAGGACTTTAAGACCGAGAGTTTGAGTATTCCCAACCAAAAGCTGATCCTCCGGGAAAAGGCCATGTCGCTGCCGGAATGGGATAACGGCGAAGTGCTGGAATTTGTTGATAACGGCCATACGGGCACGAATTTTGAGCGCCCTGCGGTACAGGAGCTTTTGACGATGGTCCAGGCCGGGAAGATCGACTGTATCATCGTAAAAGACCTCTCCCGGTTTGGGCGAAACAGCATTGAGACCGGCTATTTCATAGAGCGGGTATTTCCGCTCTACCATACTCGGTTTATCTCCGTCAGTGACGATTTTGACACCGCCAATTTCAAAGGAGATACCGGAGGGATTGACGTTGCCTTTAAGTATCTTATCAGCGAATGTTACAGCCGGGATATGTCCATGAAAACGAAAAGCGCCAAATATGCAAAGATGCGCCGGGGCGAATACCAGAGCGTCATCTGTCCCTATGGCTACCGCAAGAGCGCGGACGGGCGCATGGAGCCGGACGAGGACGTTGCAGGGATTGTACGGCAGATATTTGAATGGGCGGCTGACGGCAATACGGCCGCCGGGATCACGCGGAAACTGTATGCCATGAATATCCCCACCCCTGGGGAATACCGGAGGGATAAAGGGAAAGACCACTATAATGTGTCCAGGACACACGGCGTCTGGAGCAGCTCAACAGTCCTGCGGATGCTGGAGGACCAGCGGTATATCGGCACTTATGTGATCGGCAAGCGTAAGGTACAGGAAATCGGCAGCCGCCGCATGAAGCTAAAGGATGAAAGCGAATGGTTCAAAATACCGGACCACCACCCGGCAATCGTAAGCATGGAGCTGTTTGAGAAAGCCAACGCTTCGATCAGGCGTTTCTCCCTTCCGAATAAAAAACGGCGCGACTACCTTCTCCGCGGGAAAGTATTCTGCGGCTGCTGCGACCATGCTATGTCACTTAGAAATGGAACGTGGTTTTACTGCCGTCACTCCGAAGTGGCAGAAACCCTCCCCTGCCATGGGGTAAGGGTGAAAATGGCTGATCTGGAGCAGGCGGTCCTTGAAACAATCCGGGCACAGATGTGTCCGGCGCTGGGGATTGACAGCAGCAAGGATAAGCTGAATTTGCAGACGGTCCAGCAGGCCGAGCATGAAGATAAGCTGCGCTCTATCCAGGACAGCAAACGGCAGCTTTATGAACAGTATGCACTTGGAGAGATTGACCTGGAAACCTACCAGGAGCGCAAGGCGGTATATGATGCGGATCTGGTGCAGGCAAGGAATGTCCATGCCGCCATTACCGCACAGACCAGGCAGATACAGAGCGATTATGAAGCAAAGCTGAAACAGCGTGAGATCGTTCAGGAAGTAGGCAGCGCCGACACACTGACGCAAGCCCTGATTGACCGGCTTATCAGTAAGGTCTATATCTTTCCGGGAGACCGGATCGAGATTGAATATGTGACACAGGATTTCTTAGGAATAAGCGAACCGGGAAAGGAGGCGTGAGCCATGAATACCGTATTAAGCAACTACGGGCAGCTATGCGGCTGCCCGGAAATCCTCAAAAAAAGTTGTAAATTTTTTTGTCGTGGGCTTGACATACGGGTGCCTGAGGTC